GTTATTTGGCGCGGCGATCTTTTTCTAGTGTGACAACAAAAAAACTCAATACATGACAGCAACAGCAAAAAAAACAACAGGTAGAGGGCGCAAGCATGCCGCCGTTGAGGAGGGCAGCGCCGATGATTACAAAAAATACAGCGCAGCACGCGCCAAGCGTGAACTGCACAACGCCAACCTTGCAGAGTTTGAGGAGTTAAAAAAACGTGGCGAATTGGTTGAAGCTCAGGCGGTCAGCAAACAAGCAGATCAGGCTGCACGCGCGGTACGTGATGCTTTTCTTGCTATTCCTGACCGTCTGGCTTCTTTATTGGTTGGGCGTACTGAAAAACAGATTGCTGCGGAGTTACGAAAGGAGATCCGTCAGACGCTTACGAATGTTTCGATAAAGGTAGGCCGTGCAAAGTAGTTACGCGGCGGTCTATGCCGAATCGCTAATGCCAGAACCCGACCTAACGGTGTCAGAGTGGGCAGACGAACACCGGCTATTAGATCAAGCCAGCAGCAGTGAACCGGGACGTTGGCGCACTGATCGCACGCCGTACCTGCGCGAAATTATGGACTCACTTAGCGCCAGCGATGAAAGCGACGTTGTGGTGTTCCAAAAAGGCGCGCAGATTGGTGCCAGTGAGGGCGGGATTAACTTTGTGCTGTACGCCATACATCACGCACCCGCACCAATGCTGTATGTGCTACCCACCGTCGACGCAGCGAAGCGCGTGAGCAAGCAGCGAATCGCGCCAGCAATCGAAGCTATCCCAGCCGTTAAAGACAAAGTTGCAACGCCTAGAGCGCGGGATTCTGGCAACACGCTATTCCAAAAAGACTACCCCGGCGGCACGCTAATTATGACCGGCAGCAATAGCGCGGTGGGTCTGCGCTCTATGCCCGCTAGATATCTATTTTTGGATGAAGTCGACGGGTTCCCAACTGACCTAGACGGCGAAGGTTCACCGATACAACTGGCCGTCAGGCGCACGGCGACGTTCAAGCGTAACCGCAAGATTTTTATGGTCAGCACGCCAACCGTTAAAGGGTTGTCGACGATTGAAGAATATTACGAACAAAGCGATCAACGCCGGTATTTTGTCCCATGCCCAGAGTGCGGAGAAATGCAGCCGATTGAGTGGGAACAAATTGTCTGGGACGAAGGCGACCCAGAATCGGCACAGTTCGCGTGCAAGCACTGTGGCGCGCTGTCTAGCGAAGCGCATAAAACTAATATGTTGAACGCTGGCGAATGGCGATCAACTGCGGAAGGCCGTTACCGGGGGTACCATCTGTCTAGCCTATACAGCCCTGCGGGGTGGTATTCATGGAGTGATGCCGCTGCCGACTTTATTAGCGCCAAGCACGCGGGGCAGGAGCAACTCAAAACGTTTGTTAACACCGTGCTAGGGCGTACATGGGAGGAATTGGGCGAACAGATAGACCCCACTGGGTTGATTGTGCGCCGGGAAGAATATCCCGCAGACCTAGAGTTTAAGACCACCACCGTAGCCGTAGACGTTCAAAAAGATCGTTTAGAACTGGAACACGTTGGCTGGGATGCAAAAGAGGAAAGCTGGGGGCTTGAATACATAGTGCTGCCCGGCGACACAGCGCAGGGTGACGTTTGGGATGACCTGACCGCAACCCTCAACGACCTAAAGCCTGACGGGGTGGTCATAGACTCAGGCTATAACACCCAACTGGTGTATGACTATGTAGCCAAACGCCGTTTCTGTTGGGCGATTAAAGGTCAATCGGGAATGGGGTTGCCACTAATCCAAGACGCCCAGAAGCGCGCCATGCGGCTGCGTAAGCGCCGCCAGCGCGCAGTCACCCCCGAACCCATTGGCGTCGATCAGGGCAAGGCAATCATTATGTCGCGGCTGCAACTGTCGGAACCCGGCCCCGGCTATATGCACTTCCCAGCCGAAGCAGAATATGACGATGAATACTTTGCGCAGTTAACGGCTGAAAAGTTGGTCACTAGATACACCAAGGGCCGACCACGCCAAGAATGGGTGCAGACGCGGCCACGTAATGAGGCGCTAGACGTACGTGTTTACGGGCTGGCTTGCTTGCGACTTTTAGGCAACAAAACTACCCGCAGAGCTCACGCGGAAAAGGTAGAAAAAACAGACACTTACAAAGAACCCAAAAAACAGAAAAAACCACGTAAAACGCGGGGTTTTGATGGGGGTGGCGCATGGCTTTAGACAAGGTTATTGCAGCGGTTTTGGCTAAAGAAAACCTAGAACCCGCTGTTAAGAACAACCTGCAAAACAACATAGAGAACGCGCTACGCCATGAACTAGGCGGTCAGCGCGTGTACGTCAACAAAAATAAGCGCGTTGCGGCTGATGAAGTTAAAGCGTCGTTTAACGGGCGCAACATCCATGAAGTACAGCAAGAATTCGGCCTTAGCCGTGCACACATCTATCGGATTTTAAACGATGACACAATTTGACCCACAGCGATTCTATCGCGCGACTCAGGCACTTAAACTAATCAGCAAATACTGGGAGCCGCGCAAGACAGTAGAGCGCGCCGGGGCGCTAACTCCGACTCAGATTGCATCCATTTGTAAGTTGATAACCGAAGGCAAGCGACAAGCTGAAATTGCGCGCATGTTGCAAGTTGCGCCCAGCACTGTCTACAACGTGGAACGCAGACACCTACGCGCGCAACAGGCATAAAAAACAATCATTTAGTCTCATTTTTGCCTTAAAAGGAGACAAAAAACCCTTCACATTGCACAAATGTCGAACCTTTTTGACAGTGCAAACTATGCGCAGACAGAACCCACCGAAATAGTTGCGGGGGATTTTCTGGCGTGGAAGCGCACCGACCTAAACGCAGACTATGCGAACAGCGCCTACACGCTTAAATATGTGTTGCGCTTGCAGGGATCGGGCAGCACTGAAGTTGAGATTACGGCAACCGCAAGCGGCGATGATTATTTAGTTTCTGTCGCTTCGGCGACCACCGCCAGTTACAGCGTCGGACGCTATGACTATCAGGCGTACTTAACACGCAACGCTGACGGCGAACGTATAACCATAAAGTCGGCAGAATTGGTGGTGGTCGCCAACCGCGATACAGCCACCACCGACCCAATAGATCACCTACGGCAGCGCCTCAATAACCTAGACGCAGCCATTCTCACCCTGTCGCAAAAAACGGCCAGCAGCTACAGCATCGCTGGCCGGTCTATGACCTACAGCGACATGCCAGAACTCATGCGCATGCGTAACGCCACCCAAGCGGAAATCAACACTAAAACTAGAGGCCGGTTTGGGGTGCGCTTATGAACATGCGGCAATGGGATGCTGCTAGTGCAGCAGTTGTTAAAGATTGGATTGCAGAAAGCACGTCGATTAACAAAGACCTTCGGCTGCAATCGAAGGCGTTGCGTGCAAGAGCGCGCGACCTAGAGCAGAACAATGATTATGCGTACAAATACTTAAACCTAGCCGAACTTAACACGGTCGGTGAGCACGGCATCCGTATGCAAAGCAAAGCGCGCACCGCACGCGGCAAGCTGGATGCTCAAGTTAACCGCAAGATTGAGCGCGAATTTGCCAAATGGCAGCGCGCAGAGAACTGCACGCTAGACGGTCGGCTGGATTGGGTAGAACTACAGCGGCTAGTCATCCGCACCTGCGCGCGTGACGGTGAAGTTTTAATCCGTTTTGTGCGCAACAACGGCTTAAAACTGGCCGTATACGACGGCGATTTCCTAGACAACGAATTAAACCGACCAGCCACCGATACACAAAACCAGATTTTGCAGGGTATTGAAATGGATAGGGCGGGTAAGCCGGTTGCTTACCACCTGTTTAAAACTAACCCAACAGAACTGCCGTCATTTTTCGGCATGCGCGCGCACAACGAATATGAGCGGGTGCCAGCCGAAAACATCCTGCACATTTTTAAGTCAGACCGCCCTAACCAGATTAGGGGCGCAAGCTGGATGGCGTCGGTGATGATTCACATGCTGATGCTTAACCGATATGAGCGCGCAGAAATGTCGGCGGCTGAGTTCGCAGCTAAAAAAATCGGTTTCTATAAGACGCCGACCGGCGATTGGCTTGAAAAGGATGAGGAGGCAACCGATTACGGGTTGCCGACCAATATCAACGGTTTAGGCATGATCGAACTGCCAGATGGCGTTGACATGTCCATGCTAGACCCAAACCACCCGGTCAGCGCCTACAGCGATTTTGTAAGCGGCGTTTTGCGCGGCATAGCCACCGGCCTAGGCGTGACCTATCACGCGCTGTCGGGCGACTTAACCCAAGTCAATTTTTCAAGCATTCGCGCCGGAACCATCGAAGAACGTGACCGCTGGAAGGCTGTTCAGCAGTGGCTCATAAGTCGCTTACACAGGCCGGTTTTTGAGATGTGGTTACGCGACACCCTGCCGGAATTAAACATCGCTAACGCCGATTTTGACCGCCTCAGCGACGTTACATGGCAACCGCGCGGCTGGACTTGGGTTGACCCGGTAAAAGACATGCAAGCACACCAAATGGCCTATGCCATGGGCATCACCAGTTTGACCGATATGGCTGGTGCGCAAGGTAAAGACCTAGAGGAAGTGTTTGAACAACGCGCCAAAGAAAAACAGATGGCTGATTCCTACGGCGTAGAAATTAACGACATATCACTGGAGGTTGAACCAGATGGAAATGATTAAAACTGGTCACCTGACCAGACACCAAGAATTTGATCGTGCGGCTGTTGATGAAGAAAGCAGAACAGTGCGCCTGTCATTTTCAAGCGAAGAACCAGTGGAACGATGGTTCGGGAATGAAGTGTTAAGTCACAACCCCGAACACGTCCGCATGGATCGCTTGGAGGCAGGAGCGCCATTGCTGTGGAATCACAACACAGACGTTCAGATAGGCCGCGTTGAGTCGGCCAGCATCGAAAACGGACGCGGCGAAGCTGTAGTCAGGTTTTCAAAATCCGCACGCGGAGAGGAGCTATACCAAGACGTTTTGGATGGTATAGCGACCAACGTGAGCGTCGGGTATCGCATCAACGAAATGGTATTGGATGAGGATGATAAAGAATCCGAAACCTACCGCGCTGTTGATTGGATGCCGCACGAAATCAGCCTAGTGAGCGTACCTGCCGACTTCGGAGTTGGCGTCGGGCGCGAAATCGACGGCGAACATCAAACAAGGGTTTTTAAGCCCGAAGCAGAAAAACAGGAAGTACCCCAAATGTCTGAAGAAAAAATTGACGTGCAAGCAGTACGTGACGAAGCACGCGAAGCAGTGTTGGCAGAAGAAGCCGCACGCATCGCAACAATCCAACAAGCAAGCAAAGACGCGCCATACTTGCGCGAATTGGCTGATAAGGCTATCAGCGACCGCATGCCTCTTGATGCTTTCCAATTAGAAGCATTGGAAGCAGCCAAGCGTGAGCTAAAGGTTAAGCCAGTACAGGAAAGCGTTAGCGCGCCTATCAGTGTTGATATGAGCAACAAAGAGCGCAGCCAATACAGCATCCTAAAGGCTGTACAGGCGCAGATGTCTGGCAACTGGTCTGACGCTGGCCTAGAACGCGAAGTGTCTCAAACAATCGCACAGCGCGAAGGCGACACAACTGGTTTCTACATCCCTATGAACGCCCCGTGGATGCAGCGTGATTTGACCGCTGGCACAAACAACCAAGGTGGTTTCCTAGTACCAACTGACCACCGCGCAGGTGACTTTGTTGAAGCATTGCGCGCCAACATGGTAGTGGGCCAAGCAGGTGCAACGTACCTTACTGGCTTAACTGGCAACGTTGCTATTCCTACCATCGCAACTGGCACAGCAGTGGGCTGGGTTGCAGAGGGCGCAGCGCCGACAGAAGGCCAGCCGGTATTCGGTCAGATCTCACTGACGCCAAAGAATCTTGTTGGCTACGTGGAGATGACCCGCAACCTGATGCTACAAAGCTCACCAGCAGTTGAAACTGTTGTGCAGCAGGACATCACCAACGCTTTAGCAGTTGGCATGGACGCAGCAGCGTTGGCCGGATCTGGTTCTAGCAACCAGCCGACAGGCATCCTCAGCACTAGCGGCATCGGTAGCGTTTCGTTTAGCTCAAGCGGTGCGCCTACGTTTGCAGAGATCGTTGCCATTGAGTCAGAAATTACAGCAGATAACGCTGCGACTACTGGCATGGTGTACGTCACAACACCTGCGCTCAACGGCTACCTAAAGACAGCCACGAAGGACAGCGGTTCTGGCCGGTTTATTTCTGAAGGCGGCATTGTTAACGGTTACTCAGTGCTCAACACGTCTAGCGTTACCGCTAACAACGTAATCCTGGGCAACTTCTCAGACCTAATTATTGCCCAGTTCGGCGCAATCGAAGTTCTGACGCAAACCGCTCCCAGCACCGGCATCACCACAATGGCTTTGCATATGCACACTGACATCGGTGTACGTCATGCACAGTCATTCGCTAAGGGTGCCTAGTGATAAGCAGCGAAAACTCCCCCGCGTTAATCGCGGGGGGTGTTTCTGAGGAGTCTAAGAATATGGCAACAGTCAAAATTACACGCTCAACCGTCGCTGGCGGTTTCGACGTGAAAGAGGGGCAAACCTACGAACTAGATGACGCTGATGCGTTGGCTTTGATTCGTATGGGGAAGGCTGTCCCAGTCGAAGCTAAGGCGAAAAAACCAGCAGAGAATCGCGGCGAAGTGAAAACCACTGCGCGCGTAAAGCGCAGGGCCGACTAATGGAATACAAGATTGCAAAAGATTGCGTTGCGGACGGTGTAAAGCTCAAAGCTGGCGACGTAGTAGAACTGCCAGACAACGTGGCAGAGAAGCTAAAAGCACGCGGCTTTATCGCTAAACCCAGCAGCAAA